GGTACGTTTAGCAGTGCTTTATCTGCTACAACAGGTACGTTTACTGGCGATGTTTCAACTACAGGTGATTTTAAACCTACTGGCAAAGAATACTTCCACGTTGATTTAACAACTAACCAAAGTGGACTTGGTGATGATACTGCACATATTGTCGATTTTGGTGGTAGCGGTACTGTAAAGTACGACACCAAATCCAATTTCGACAGTGCAAATGATGCTTATCTTCTTGATAGCAGTGATGGTGTTTATTTAATTTCTTATTCAATAGGTTTTAAATCAACGGCTGTAACTACAGAAACAATGCAAGACGCTGGTGCAGTGGTACGCATTGCAACGGACGGCACAACATTTGCTGATGTAAACGGTAGCGGCGCACATTTAATGACTGACTCAAACAATGAAGTTGGTTCAATAACACTTAGCGGAACTTTTATTTATAAGTCTACCACCGCAACAACCAAAGTGCATCTTTATGGTTACGCAAATATGGCAGGAGCAAATTATAACATGAACCATGAGGTTGAAAACCTAATAAATAGTACGATTACTTTTGGTGCAACTGCCAGACCGACTTTTCTATCTATCGTGAGGATAGCTTAATGGCACTTTCAAAATTAGATGCAGACAGCATTGATTTAACAGATGACTATGCGTTTACTGGCACTGTAACAGGGGTTGGTGGCGGTAAGGTGTTGCAGGTAAAGTCTTTTGAATTAACCGACCAATTCAGTTTTAGTACTAATGCAACTTGGACGGATATTACTGGTTTAGATAACTGTTCTATTACCAAGTCTGATGCGGCAAATTATGTCCTTATCCAGATTTCTATAGGTGCGTGGGACGCTAATACAACTAATACTAGGCGTGGCATCCGATTAAGACGTAATAGTTCTGCTTTGGCAGATGCTACTAATGTTGGCAATAGGCAAAGTGGTATCATGCTAATTATCGACCATCAGTACAATCGCCCAAAACCTGTAGCATTTAGTTACTTAGACAAAACTGGGACAGACACAACTGTAACCTACGGCATCCAAGCACGGCATGAGTCAGGAACGACCTTTATCAATTCGTCGTCTACAGATGACAATATTTCAGGTTATTACCGTGGGTCTAGTACGATAATTCTTACAGAAATAGAGGCATAACCAATGCAACACGAAGCAATTTACGCACTCTACAGCAATGTATCTTCAATCATTGGCGATGGGCCTGACGCTGTTGCTAGGGATGCCGATGGCAACATTGTATCTTTGGATGCCTCTGCGGTAACAACCAAAGAAGCTGAGTTGCTGGCGGCTTATAAGCTGGACGAATTACGCACAGAGCGTAACCGTTTAATTGCAGAGACTGACTGGTGGGATATGTCTGATACGCCGACAATGACTTCGGCTCAGATTACCTACCGCCAAGCCCTTCGTGATATCACGAACACATATAGTAGCCTAGATGATGTAGTCTGGCCGGAGAAACCATAATGGCATACATAGGTAAATCCCCAACAGCCGTGAGGGTAGATAGATGAGTGAAGCAAGAGAAACCGCAGATTTATATCCTAGCATTGTTGAGGGCGTAGGTAGTGGCACAGGCAATTTTTACCGCACTGGCACTTTTGTTCCTGTTTGGTCATCTGATGATGCAACAGATGTAACAGCATCAATAACCACAGGCACATACCAAGTACAACATGGGGTTTATATAAGAATTGGTGATTTAGTGTTTTATCAAATTCATATTAAATCGCCTACTACTTGGACATATACAAACGGTGGTGCTACTGGACAGAGCGTTCGTCTAGTCGGTTTACCCTTCACTTCAGCAAGTTCTAACGGTGCTTCTGAACAGTGGTCTGGCAGTGTAAGTTTTTTTGATAATATAAGTTTTACAGCATCCTATTCCTTAAAACCCTTAGTGAGAAATAATACCGATTACATAAGGTTTTATTACAATTCTGGAAACACTTCTAGTAGGTTTCTAACCACATCAATAGACGAAGCCGATTCTGAAGTTTTTGTCACTGGAACATATAGAACAGAGGATGCGTAGATGACTGACCTAACAACAGAAAAACAAAACAGAGGTGAACGCAATCGTTTACTTCATGAAACAGATTGGTGGGGTGCATCAGATAATACAATGACTGCGGCACAGACTGCATACCGCCAAGCGTTGCGTGACTTACCAGACCACGCTAACTGGCCTGACCTAGCGGCTAGTGATTGGCCTACTAAACCATAAGGAAAAGCTATGCCATACATAGGTAAATCACCAACAGGTTCAGGCGTTAGACAACGCTATCACTTCACTGCTACTGGCGGTGAAACATCACTGTCTGGCGCAGATGACAATAGCAAAACACTGAAGTTCACTGACGGTGAATATGTTGATGTATACCTCAACGGTATCCTGCTTGTGCAAGGCACTGACTATGGCGTAGGTACAGCCAACACAATCAGCAGCCTAGCCGCCCTGTCTAGCGGTGACATTGTAGAAGTTGTAGTGTATGACATTTACAATGTAGCTAAGATTAACAGCGAGGCTGTTCGTGCAAGACACTATTACACAGCTACAGGTGGTGAGACATCTATTGGTACTGCACAGATAGCTGGCCTGTCCTTTGCTGCCAACGCTGAGATTGACGTAAGTCTAAACGGTATTTCACTTGTAGCTGGTACAGACTACAACACCACAACGGCAAACACTGTAGGTGGTCTGTCTGCGCTGACTGCTGGGCAGGTAGTTGAGATTGTTATATATGAGAAGTTCCAGCTTGCTGACACAGTAAGTAAGGCAAGTGGTGGTACGTTTAATGGCGGTGTTACATTTACCAGTGCAGCTACAGCTACTGGCGGCCTAAACGTAGGCACAATCAAAGATGCTACTGGCACAACTACAGCTATGACTATTGATAGCAACGGTCTAATCCAGCCAAAGCAAATAGCGTTTCAAGTAGCAGCGACTGATATTGACCAATCGATATCCGCTTCAACGAATACAATAATACAATTTAATTCTACGCCTGAGTTTGATACTGGTGGGTATTGGGACGCTACAAATCATAGATATACACCACAAGTTGCTGGTTGGTACTTTTTTAGCGGTGCAATTAGATTGGTAATGAGTACCATCAATGGTGTTCTTAGTTTGAATGTTTCTAAAAACGGTTTAACTACTGCGGATAATCTTTTAAGAATACAGCTACAGTATGATGGTGACAGATTGTATAATGGTAATTATCCGTTGCCTAGTGGGATGCTACATTTAAATGGTTCAACTGATTACGTTGATGTATTTATCAATACAGAAGAAGCATCGACTGCAAGTGACCAAGTTAACGTTAAATCATTTTTTAGCGGCTTCTTAGTACACGCAACTTAAGGATAAAGATATGAGCAGAGCCAGAGACTTAGCAGATTTAGGTGGTAGCGCAGATGCGGGTGGCCTGACAGGTCGCAACATGGTTATTAATGGTGCGATGACTGTGGCACAGCGTGGCACCAGTAGCACAACTAATGGTTATGGAAGCGTTGATAGGTTTGAAAATAGTTATAGTGGTGGCACTGTAACAGGTTCACAGGAAAGTTTAACATCAAGTGATGCGCCTTATGCGTTGGGTTTTAGAAATTACTTTAGACAAACAAATACAGCTACCACATCTGGTGCCGCTGATTATCGGCAACTAATTCACAAAATTGAATCGCAAAACATTGCTAAATCTGGCTGGAATTACACAAGTACAAGCAGTTATATAACAGTTAGTTGCTGGGTTCGTTCAAGTGTTGCTGGTAAGTGTGGTTTTTATTTGCTTACATTTGATTCACCAAGTTATCAATTTGCTTTCACAGAAACATTAGTGGCTAATACTTGGACAAAAATAACTAAAACAATTCCCGGCAATTCTAATTTAGTGTTTAACAATGATACTGGTGCTGGTGTGGGCTTTCAACCTGTTCCGTGGTTTGGAACGGATTATACAGACAGTGGTGCAACTTTAGATAGTTGGGTTGCACAAGACACGACAGCATATTTGCCTGATGACTTAGCAGATTGGGCCGGAACATCTAACGCAACTTTTGATGTGACAGGGATGCAAATAGAAGTTGGCTCGACAGCCACGCCGTTTGAACATGAAGACTACGGCACTACACTTAGAAAATGTCAAAGATACTTTGAACTGTTAGGTCATGCTATGCGTGGCACTACAGACTCATTTTCCCTAATGTCTTTACCTTTTAATGCGGCAACAGGTAATCAATGGACAGACATACCGTTTATGGTAGAAAAACGAGCCGCCCCTACATCTATAGTTGCTTTTAATGGGTATACTGTGCCAACCACCACAGGGTTAGGTTTAAGCACCAATGGCGCAACATTGTACCATACTTCTCAAATGATGTTTAAAAAAGTAGGCGGTAGTGACGGAGATGCAGTTGCTTCAGTCAGTGCGGAGATATAGAAATGTTTGCTAATAAGTTTAATTTTGCATCAGCACAATATATCAGCGGCACAGATATAGACGGTAATCCATTAATAAATAATGTAGTGAAAGCTGTACATGCAGATGGCGCACAGGCACTAATTCCTGCTAAAGTAGGAAATGAAGAATATGACCATCTTCTTGCCAGACACAATGACCCTGACGATGCCTTTACCATAGCGGATGCTGACTAATGGAAATGACCAGCCTTGTAGATATACTGCTTGGCTTGCTTGCTGCAGGTGGTGCATGGTGGGCTAACAGCACCAGCCGTGAGCAAAAAAGATTAGAGATATTGTTAAACAAAACACGTGAAGAGTATGCTACCCGTGAAGACGTACGCAGTGACGTACGCCAAGTAATGGAAGCATTGCACCGTGTCGAAGATAAACTAGACAGAGTTTTACAAAGGGACTAATTCATGGCAATGTTCAAAGCATTTAAGCCTAGTGGCATGGAAAAGATAGCACGTTCTATGGGCTATCAGGGTAATATGCAAGGGTTCCAAAACTTTCTGGCTACTAACCCTGCTAGACAACAGCAGATGGATATGTACACTAGCAAAGCTATGCAGATGGCTAAAGGTGGTGTAGTTAAGAAGTTTCAAACAGGCGGTTCCGCATCCGCAAAAAATGATTTACCAGATAACGTAGCCACTACAGGTGTTACAGGTGCAGGCGGTACACCTATTGCCACAGTACCAGAAGGAACTGATAAAGGTCCCGGTGTAACAGACTTTAGTGTACAGCAAATGTATAGCCCCGGTGTGCCGCTTGGTGGTGAAACTATCGCTTCGGGTGTTCAGTATGATACATCACAAGACGTACAAGCAGGTACAGGAACTGTATATGGAACGGTAGCTACACCTACAGCTATAACAGGCACTGCTCAAGCAGGTATGCCTACGCCTACGGGTGCTAACCTAATGCAAGCTGACACTGTATCTGCAGATGTCGATGCTGCTATAAATGCTACAAGTGCGGCACAAGCTAATCCACAAGACCCACGTGCGCAAATAACTGCAGCGCAGCAGACACAATCTTCTGTAGGCAATCTACAGGCAGCACAGGGCAACGCCTTTCTAATAAACAATCCCGTACAAAGACAATTACAAAATGGTGAACTAATTAGCGGCACAGGTGTTGATGCTGCTAAAGCTGCTGCACTTACTGCACAAACGCAAGCTGCTGCAGCCACAGCTAATCCATCTGCACAGACTATGGTGGCTAACCAGCTTGATGGTTTGATGCAGCAGTTTCAAGGTGCTAATCCACCAGCATGGGCTGCAGGGGCTATGAGGGCAGCTACAGCAGCTATGGCTGCTCGTGGGTTAGGTGCATCATCTCTTGCTGGTCAGGCCATTGTACAAGCTGCTATGGAGTCTGCACTGCCTATTGCACAGGCAGATGCCCAGACTATTGCTAGTTTTGAAGCACAAAATTTATCTAATAGACAACAAGCGTCAATGCTGGCTGCAGAGCAACGTGCTAAGTTTATGGGTCAAGAGTTTGACCAGACATTCCAAGCAAAGGTAATGAACGCTAGTAAGATTAGCGACATTGCCAATCAGAACTTTACAGCAGAGCAGCAAGTACAGCTAGAAAATTCACGTGCTGTTAACACGATGAACCTGCAAAACTTGTCTAATAGACAGGCTCTTGTAATGGCTGAAGCTGCTGCACTGGCACAACTTGATACAGCTAACTTAAATAATCGTCAACAAGCCGCTGTACAGAATGCGCAGAACTTCTTGCAAGTTGATATGGCTAACCTGTCTAATCGGCAGCAAACAGATTTGTTTAAAGCACAGCAGCGTGTACAAGCATTGTTTACAGACCAAGCTGCAGAAAATGCGGCACGTCAATTTAATGCGTCTAGTCAAAATCAAGTTGACCAGTTCTTTGCTAACTTGTCTAGCCAAGTTGGACAGTTTAATGCTACACAGCAAAATGCACAGGCGCAATTTAATGCAGGTCAAGCAAATACAATTGCACGTTTTAATGCAGAACTAAACAATCAGCGTGACCAGTTCAACGCACAGAACCAACTTGTAATTGCACAAGCAAATGCTCAGTGGCGTAGGCAGATTGCTACGGCAGATACAGCAGCTATCAATCGTGCTAATGAACTAAATGCTTCAGCAGTATTAGGTATTAGTAAACAAGCCTACGATAATCTGTGGGGGTATTATGCTGACACTATGGAGTGGGCATGGACATCTGCAGAAAACAATGCAGAACGCTTGGTTCAAATGGCTATTGCAGAACTGGATGCAAAAGCACGTAAGGATTTAGGCAAGATGCAAATTGATGCAGAAGAAAGCGGTGCAATTGGTGGATTTATTATGGATATGTTTATGAGTCCATTTACTGGCGGCTTTAGCCTGTTTTAATGAGGTAATGTTATGAGTTTTGAAAGACAGCCCGGTAGACTTGCTACTATAAATCTTAGAAAGCAACTTGATGTTATGATGAAAACATCTGAAGCTGCTAAACAAAAACCGACAAAGGGTCTTCTTACGCCACAAAAACCTACGCTTGAAAAGCAAGATGAAAATGTGACAGAAACACAGCGTGTGTTAAATTACATGGAAGCTATTAGAAAGAGTATGACAACGGTATAACAAAATGGCATTTAGAAAAGTACAGGATTTTGATGCGCCTATTCCCGGCATGGCTATGACACATGGTCTGGGCGATAGACCTTGGCAACAACCATCTCAATACAACACAATAGAAGAGGCAATAGAGTTTTATATTCCTCGTTTAGCAGACAACAAGTTTGCACAGCGTATGCTGGACATTATTGAGCGTGGTGTTCCGATTACTTCTCTGGCAGAAACAATGACTCTAGGTGGGGTGATGCAGGGTTTGCATACTATTGATGTAGCAATTTTGTTAAACCCAATCCTAGTAGAGTTTATGGAAGGTATGGCTAAACAAGCTGAAATTGACTATAAATTGGGCGACACAGATGACGATGAAAAAGAACCTGATGGTTTTGTTCTTCGGGAAGCTATGCAATCTTTGCAGAAAACAGATATAGAAGATATTGATGACGAAGAAGAAGAAGAGCCAGAAGAAAAACCATCTGGCGGTCTAATGTCACGTAGAGGTATATAAGATGGGCTTAAAATCATACCTAGCTGGTGCAGCAAAGCGCGGTTCAGAAAGACTTAAAACATTAGAGGACGATGCCAAAACCCTGATAACAACAGAGGCTGGGCGTATCGCTAATGAAATTGCAGAAAAGCGCAAGCAACGCATTAAAGATAAACTTGATTACAGTAAAAAAGCTAGAGAACTAAAATCAATGTATAACTTATCTGATGGACAAGTTGAAACTGTGTTAGCTGGTGGATTAGAAAATGCTGCTGCATTTACAAGTGCTATTAAAGCGGGTGAGGCTAGAGCATATGCCGCAGATAAAACAAAACCATTTGACGCAAATCAATACGCACAGAGTTTGTTTACAACAACACAACAAATGGAAGGACGTGGCATAGGGCAGCAAGCAGAAGCATTTGCAGCACTGTCTGGTGGTCCTATAGCAATTGACCAAACGGCTTCTACTTCTTCTATTATGGGACAGCTACGTGCTATGGGTGCTAGAGGTGGAGATGACTTTGTATCATCATCTCTTGCTGCGCAAACACGTGCCTTGGGCGGAGAGTTGCCACAAGAGTTTACAGGTGCAGAACTTGGGACTACAGGTATGACAGTAAAAGGATTAGGTGGTATGTCTCCTGCCGACCTTATTGCTCTTGAACAGGCGCAAGCTAAAGCAGACTTGACTACTGCACAAGTTGGTACAGAAACAGAAACTGCAAAGTTACGCAGTGCGCAAGCTAAAAACGTATTTGCAGAAACAGACCTTACTAGGGCTAAGATAGAGACAGCAAACATCACAAACAAAAACTTAGAGGAACGGCTAGACTTGGATGCGGATAAACTTCGTGAAGAAGTCCGACAAATTACTGCGAATATAGGTTTAACAGAAGCACGTACAGATACAGAAGGGCTTTCTGCTGACAAGTTAGAGAAAGAACTGTCTCTATTAGACAAGTATGGCGAACAAGAACGACAGGCTGCTCTTGATTTGCTTGAAGCGCAAATATATGAAAAGGGCAATGCTTCTGACCTTGAAGGTTATCAAGTAATGCAGTTGCGTAAACAGGATGACTTGATTGCAAAAATAAATAATCCAGAAACACCAGCTACAGAAAAAGCTGCCCTAGAACAACAGCTAAAAGACTCACAAAAACGTGTAGCAGACGCAGCAATAGCTTTGTCAGATACCACTGATTCATCGAATTACTTTAGCAAGTCTAGCGAAGACCAAATCTTTAATCGTATGATTCAACGTAATGCACAGGCTCTTGACATTGGTGGAGAGATGGGTCCATTTGGTGCAGAAATTGCCTTGTCTCTTGGCACAGGTAAAATGCCTCAATACTTTACTGCTGTTTCTAATTCTATTGATGAATTTGCTAGTAGGTTTGGTGACAGCGCACGGGGCAGAAGGGCATATACAGCTTTTGCTACATCATTTGACAAACAACTTCGCGCCTTTGCAAATAGTGAAGGTTTTGTAGACGGCGAATTTACCAATCATGGCATGAAGTCTGAAGCAGACCTTGAGTCATTGGAACAAACTTTTGGTCAAGATGGTGGTGCTAAACCCGGAGATGTTGCTATTGCAACTATTGATGGGCGTACAACATATTTTGTAATGACACCCGCTGGCGAATTTGTTGGGGGTATTGGGCAAGAAGAAACGCAATAAGGATTTGATGTGGTTAAAGTATTGGGAAGGGACATTGCTCCCGAAGAAGACACTACATCAGAACCTCTTGCTGATGTGCCGCTTACTCGCAGCCTAAGAAAGAAACAAGCTGCTGCTAATCGTGTGCAGCAAACTGAAGATAGTATAACACAGTCCTCGCCTTCTCCTCAAAACGAGCAGGAAGCGAAGGACTTTTTTATTGCCAACAATAAAGTGCCAGAGGGTTATGAGTTAGTGCCGCAAGCACCTACAGGTGAAGAGTATTCTTCTTTTCGTCTGCGTAAGATTGGCGCACCAGCCCGTACAGTAAATGACCAAACAGAAGAAGTGTTTGACTTTAATCAAACAGCAGCAGCTAAAGACTTATTGTATAACAAAGACAAAGATATTCTTGCTGACGAAGAACTTCTTGTAGAATATGTGCCTGAATGGATGCGAGACTCAGTAAGAGTAGTAGCCAAGGGTACAGATAAGTATGTTGTTAAACCTCTAGCGATAGGCGTTACTGCAGCAGGTGAAGCTACGGCAGACTTTGGTGAAGTGCTTACTCGCGCAGTGCATGAAGGTATTACAGAAGATAGTGCAGTATATAAACTGTTAGGCGTAACAGGTAAAGAAATGTTGCCCTTTGACCCAAAGACAGCAGGACGTAAGTTTGCTGGTGATGTTGGTATGATGGTTGAAATGGCTGAAGCCGTACCTGCAGTTGGTTCTCTTACTGGAATAGCAGGGGGTACAGCAAGACGGGCTGCAGAAAAACCATTACGAGAAGCGGCAGAGCAAGCTAGAAAAGAAATAAGAGGAAGAGAACTAATTGATAGTAAATTACCAGATGGTAAGTTTAATCTAGCTGGTGCTAAAGCTGCAGAAAAATCTGTGTCTGAAGCAAAGCGCAGAGAAGCAAGACAAGTAGCTAAAGAAAATACGCAAATATTTGAAGACTTAATTAAGAATTATGAGGAAATAAACAAGGTAGAAATATCTTCTAAAGGAAAAGATGGCAAGCTGCGTATTGATTATGAAAAGGCTAGGTCAGAAGGTAAGCGTATCATTGATGAAACACTAATAGGTAAATCACAGTTTGATGAACTGGGTGGACCTGACGATGCCCGTTTGCTTGACATTGTTCTTGATGCAGATAAATTAGATAGTGTAGTTGCTACCATTGCTAAAGTTAAGGAGATGAATCCTGATGCCTTTAAAGGTAGTAAAAATGTAATAGAAACTTTATTTGATGAATCTGTAAAGGGTAATTTAATTGCGTCTGATGACTTGCTTCAGATACTAGAAAAGTATGGCTTGTCAATGGACGACTACATTATGATGACCGTAGGTTCTGGCTCAAAGTATGGTAGGGGTCTGCAGAAATTTAGACAAATGCGCGATGCAATGGGCGGCAAAGCCAGCAAAAAATCTGCTGCACAAAAAAATGATGAAGAACTTAATGATGCAGTAGATATGTTGGGAAAAGCTAGAAAGAACATACGCCGTGGCGAAAACGTGATACGTGGTGCTATGGTCAGTGCCTTTGCAACTGCTGCACGTAACTTTGAATCTGCCTTAATACGTTATCCAATGGAAGGGCTTACTAATTTAATGGAAACATCCATTATCCTTGCCGCACGTGGAGACTTAAAAGGAAGTATTCGTAATGTAACACCTTTTATACGTGGTAATGGATACAAAGATGCATTTCAAATGTATGCACATACGTTTGGAGATAGTGCAAAGATACGGCGTACTGGCGCAGATGGCGCAATAGCTTCTCGTGAACTCACTTCAGAGAAAGCAGAGTTTGTAGATTACATATTAGGACAGCCAGAGTATAAAGAGCAATGGACAAGGTTCTACGACCAAGTAAACGAGGTACAGAAGTATACTGGGCGTGGAGAAGGTGGACTGTCAGACGCTATATTTGAACCTATAGAGGACTTTGTTCAGTTTCTTAACGGGCCAAACAGACTTCAAGAATTTGTCACTCGCCGTGCCTACTTCTTAACTGACTTAGATAACGCACTCAAACGTGAGTGGGGCGTTGGTCTTGAAGAATCTATTATGAATGGTCAAATGCGAAATATGGTAAACGATGCGCCTAGTATCAAGCCAAAGGATGCTCGTAACTTCCATGAACTACTTGCAGAAGCTACAGATAAAGCCCTTGAAAAGACATACGCAGCGTCACCTTCTTTTGGCCCATTTAAAGCCGCGCTTGGTATTCTCAATAAGATTCCCGGCGGCACTATAATTATTCCATTCCCACGCTTTATGTTTAAATCTATGGAATATGTAGGTGAAGTAACAATGGGTATGCCTATTGCCGTTACTAGAAAAATGTTTGGCGTTGGTAATCGCGCACGTGATGCTGAAATTGCCTCACGAAACATTGCTGGTATAGCAGGTCTTGGCATGGCGTATATGGCTGTTCGTGACCCTAACTCTCCAGAAGATTATAACAAAGTTAGAACCATAGTAAGTGATAAAGTAGTGGATGTGTCGGCACAGTATCCTCTGCCACAACTTATGTACATAGCTAAATGGGGCCACAAGAGGCTGGAAGGTGGCGAAGGAGCAGCAGCAGATTGGTTCAGGTCTAGTGGTGGTGGTAAAGAGTTTGTTAAACTGTTTACTGGAACAAACTTCAGAGACAATCAAGGGCTTGGTAATTTGTTAGATGACCTTGCTGACTTAGCAGAAAGCGAATCAAAGATTACTACAGAGGCACAGTTTGGTAAAGCTGCTGGTAGATTGCTTGGTGATATTACTGCACGTATTCTGCAGCCATACAGCATGGTTATTGATGCTGAACGTGCGATGGGTATACGAGAAACAGAAATTAAAGACTTCTCAACAGACCCCGATATGACATTCTCTGGTTCATTTGGTAAGGCATTTAGTCAGCCACTTAAATCTCGTGGCTACTATAATACTATTATGGACCCACTTGAAAAGTATGGACTTGTAGATGATGTTAAGCAGGAATCAGATGTTCCTGCACGAGAGTACGCTACAAGAGAGGGACCAAAAGAGCGACTAAATCCTGAATTAAAGTTGACTATGGGTTTAAATGTAATGGAACCCGACACAGAACAAGAAAAGTTCTTAAAGCAAATGGGTTTTAAAGAGGATGAGTTTGATAGTAAGACAGGTATAGGCACACTAGACAGAGTTGTGGATGCCACAGTCAATGACTTCTTGCCCGGACTAACTGATGGATTTATGCGCTATGCTGAAAAACTGCGTAAGCAAGGGAAATCAGAGAACTTAATACGCAAACGTATTAGAGTTATGATGAAAGAAAAATTCAAGAAACTAAAATCCAAAATGCGTAGAGTTAATAGTATTGCCGGAGATGACCCAGCATTTATACGTGCTTTATATGCAGCACGAAACATACCTGTTGACACGCAAAAGGCAGCAATGCTTGAGTTTGAAATACTCAACGATAGAATGCCTGATTTAAATAGTGCAGAAGACTTGAATGCTCTAGTAAAAATAGCAAAGGTATTTAAGAGATAAAATAAAGGGGGCAGTTAAGCCCCCTCTTCATATGCAGTCACATATATCATTAGCAAACCCCATACCAAATGCATATAGCAGCCAGCCAATGATAACAGCAAACGGTGCATACCTAACGATTGTCACCGTCACCCTGTAGGCGATTCCTAGCTTTCCTGTCAGCCAGTTTCTCCAAGTTGTCTTCCATGATTTTACCAAGGTTCATGTCCACTTCTTTAGCAAGCATGGCGCAATACCACATAACATCTCCAATCTCGTGACCAATAGCATTTAGTTTCGCGTGATGCTCTTCTCTATCTGCACCGTCACGTATTAGTTTCTTTGCTTTGTTAGCAATCTCACCAGCTTCCCCGGATAGTCCCAATGATAGATATTCTAGTGCTTTATCACTTGGGAATATTGCCGTTTCTGCAGCCCTTGTTTGGTACTCCGTTGCTGTAATATCACTCATGTATCTCTCCTTCATCCATTGTCTAGCTTCTTCCTTTAGATTCATTCCATTGCACCTCTTCTAGCTGCTCATAGTAAGCATCGTTCCAACCACGCTGCCACTCTCTGTACTGCATGGTGTTAGGGTCAATGTTAGGACGGTTCTCTTCAAAGAGTATTCGCTTGCCCTTCTTGACAAGCCTACCACCACGCTTAAACGCATCGTAGCCCCACTGGTATTGAATACGCAGTGGAGCATCGTATTTACTCAGGCCATTACGCCGCATCTTTAGTCTCCTTAAATGCTTTGATTACATCAGATGAGAATAGCTTCTGCAGATTCAACAGATACATACGTGCTGCATTGTTGTCTCCACCAGAAACACTACGCTTGCTATCTAGGTTATTAATGATACGCTTGAGGCTGTTCGTGTCAAAGACAATCGTAGCGAATGTCTCATCACCAATACACAGGTTGTGAAACCAGTAGTCTGATTCAGTAGCATTAATTCCGCTAGGCTTGCCATAACATTCGTATTCAATTGCAATGTTGCCTGTCTTCTGCCACACGTCACGTTCACTCTTTACCTCAATCTTCTTGTCTTGCAGCATGTCTGCAACCATTTGTTCACGTACCTTTCCATACTCTAGGTCAATGTCAAACTTCTTACGGTCTTCAGTCTTTGGCTCTAAATTTTGCATGTCCATTCTCCTTAATCCAAATAGCTTTCTTGCGGTGTTCTTGTTCTAAAAAAATTACCATGTTCAGGGTGTTCTTTCAAGAACTTTCTAGCGTAGTGAGAAATCCAACCGTCACTAATCTTAAACTCAGAATCGTCTTCCCTTATAGCTGTTTCCCATCTCATTCGATGAAATATAGCTTTAGCTGAATAGTACTCCTTTACTGAGGCCATTTCTTTTGCAAACCTACAAAACATTTCGTAGATTTCTGGATTATCTTCGTGGTGTTTTTCAAAGTTTTCTTTAGTCCACTTTCCGTTCAGCATCAGCATTCTCCTTCTCTTTTTGTTTCAACCATTCTTCTCTGCAAGGGTGATGAGCAGGTGGGTTATGTTGTACCCACCCGTCACCTTTTTTCCATACTACACTCATGCTGCAGCAATGTCAACTATTTCACAGACACCTGCTGTACATGCTAACTCACGCCCACCTGATGTAGTATCTTCTTTCTCAAATTCCTGAAGTAAAGACCAGTCTACATTCTTTGGCATCTTAGCTGCCCACTCTTTGTATGTGTCAGCATCAATGTCCTGATATGGTGCTTGCTGATATGTATGCTCACTGAATGGCAGGAAGCTGATACCGGATACCTCATCAAAGTGTTCGTATACCCACGCACCCACAGCCATCCATTCATTCTCTTTAACGGAGATAGTGACTGACGGTTTGTGTTCGCACCAGTGACGCTGGTATAGTAGCCACAGTTCAAGCTGCTCAATGGCTGTCATACCTGTGCGTGTCACTGCGTTCTTGGGTGACTTCATAGGGAATGAGAAGACGGTAGTACTGTCGGGCTTCATTACGTCTGGCTCACTAGGTATGCCCTGTGAAATCAAGAACTGTGTCAATGGGTCTTTATTGTCCCCACGGACAGTGCGAATATAATATGGGTTGTGTCTGGCGTGGATGCCAGATGCACTATCCACAAGCTGTGATACTGTACCACTAGGCTTGACACAAGTGATAGCAGCAGACTGCTCAATGCCAAGTTCCCATGCCATAGCTTTGTTTGCATCAATAGCTGTAACACGTAGCATCTCAAGAGTGTCAGCTACCTGCTTACCTTTGTGCAATGCAGGACAGTCCATGATGCCTGTCAATGACACACCAAGCAAGCGTTCCTGCTCTGTGTTGGCTTTCCATATATTACGCAGATACTTAAAGTTAGTCAGCGTGGCTTGGAATGTACCCAAGATAGTGGCAAGGCGTACCTTCTCTTTCAAGGATGCCAGCGTATCTGTTTCACGTGCAACAACCTCTGATAGATTACAAAACTGGTATGGACGCAGGATAATCTCAGAGCAAGGGTTGCAGCCAAAGTCTTGGTCAGCATCACGTCTGCCATTCTTTGCTGCCTGTACCTTCGCTGACTGGCGATTAAAGATACCACGCTCACCTGACTTACTGTCGTATAGAGACAACCACTCACGCATGAATGTACCCATTTCAGGTTTATTCTTGTACGCTACAGAGTTATTAGCCAGCGCACGTTGACCTTCATTCTCCCACCACTGACCTGACTTGGCATGTGCCATCTGGTCATCATTAAGATTAGATAATGAAATCAATGCACTACGGCGTACACCACCTACGACTACCACTTCACCAATCTTACACATGATGTCGTGACATTCGATTGGGTAAAGCCTACGACCTGCTGCACCCTTAAACTTCTGTACAACAAACTCAAACAGTTCGACCAATGGCTGTGGACCTGATGCTCTACCGCCAAATGTCTTTAGCCTTGCACCTGCAGGGCGTACCTCTGATACATCCCACTTAGGAATCTGCCCACTGTACAACATAGCAATCAGTTCTTTCAGTGACTTAGCCCAACCGGGGCGACTGTCACCTACCTTGATTACTGTGTCTGTCTCGTGAAACTCTTCATTCACAATGGGTAGCTTCTCAATGCAATGACGCTCGACACTAAAGCCAACGCCTGTACCACACATAAGAATGTACATAGTCTCATCGAAGGCACGTGGGCTATCGACAGGTACATAAGAACAGTTGTACCCACCAACATGGCATCTGTCCAGTGCGGGGCCACTGGTCATCAATGCTCTCATGCTAGGCATGATAGCCTGACTGAGTACGGCTTCTTCCAACTCTGCACGTAGTGTGTCAGGCAGAGTGTAGTTGTGCTTCTGTTTCAGATGCCCTGACATATAGTCAAAGTATCGGGTGACTGTCTCACCCCATGTCTCTCTACGTTGCTCATCTTCTTTCCATCTTGCATAGCGTGATAGTGCTATAAAGTTCTGGTAGTCTGTGGGAAGTGTATTACTAATCATCTCTTTACTCCGTAATCGTTCTAATGTTTCTAATGTCGGCACCCTCAATGTCATAAAAGTATTCCTGAATACCGTCCTCTAATTCCTCGCCCACCTGTCCATCGGCAGGCACTGGATACTCCTCTTCATCAATGTCAATGGTTATGAACATCTTAACTCTCATCCGCCATAACCTCTTCTATTAATCTGTCCAAGTACCACTTGGCCTTTTGCAAATCCTCTAGCGGCTTGTCCTTGTAATCAAATCGCCAAAGGTACTTCATAACATTACCCTGCAGGTAATACTTAAATCCTTTATCAGTAGCGGCAGAGATAGCTTGTATGCACTCAATGCCTGTCTGATTATAGTGTGGTGGACTGTTGACCATATCAACAACATTATCACTTTGTTTATTTGCTTGTGCCATACGTAACTCCTCTTGTATCATCATTGCTTTCATATATTCTTCATGTCTACTCATGCCGAACCCTTTGTACTTGTATTAAAGTGCAAGTGTACTACGTTACCATCGTAGGTCTTTTCTACACCTGCTTCTTCCTCTAGTTCTACATCAATATCCATCTCGTTGTCAATAACTTTCGTTACGTACTCATGCACAATATTGCGTAACTCTTCCACCTCTTCCATGACAGGCACTGCAGCACACATCATCTTAGCAAAATGCATGACCTGATAGTAGTCATCGTCATCCATAGGATTGTGTGGCATTGCCATGATTGATATATCAACCTCGCCAGACCACTTACCATCATCATCAGCGAATGGTCTGACACGTATGAGGAAA